ATCATTGATAGTAGAGATAGTACCGTCACCATCAATGAGGTATTGTTCTGCATTAGGCACAGAACCTGTAACTATAAAGTCATCTTGTGCAGCGAATACATCAGTAGCACTAGCTAGGTCAGTTTCTGCGAGAACCATATCAGCGACAGCAGCAGTATGTTCAGTAACCGCAGCATCATGCTCAGTATCCGCATCTTTGAGTGGACCACTAGCAAGGTTCTGTATGTCGGTAAGTTGAGCCAGAGCATCTGCGGAACTTGTGGTGAGGAAGGTATTTATCTCAGCTAAGGTAGTGGTTGCTAAATCTGAAGCGGTATTACCAAGATCTGTCTCATAAAGAGGATCTCCTGTACCGGTAGTACCTTTGAGATCACCAAGAATGGCCGCTAACTCAGTTACACTAGAATCTACGTTAGTATCCATATTAGTGAAATGAGCATTGGCTGAATCTATAATTGTACGGATATTTTCCATAGCCGTATGAGCAGCAGCTAGCTGGACAGCAGCACTACTATGGTGACCTTTACCATCCAAAGCGAATGATGAAGCTTTAGCTCGCATCAGGTACCCCAGTGCACCCTTGACTACTACCTCATCAAGTTCTTGTGGGTAAGTACCGTTAGCACTAGCAGTAGGAGCCGTGTGCTGGACATAATAGTATATCCATAAGTGCTTACCATCTAAGAGTTGAGGTTGCTCCGAGTCTCTACGTCCACGGATAAAAAGAGTATCACCCCATACTGCGAAGGTATAGAACTGTTGAGGTAGGTTGATAGGGTTATATTCTACCTTATGCACTTTGAGTAGATCAGAACTCAGGCTACTAAGAGGTGCGGTGATTTCATCTACAGTGTAGCTAACATAGTGAGTGGTGGAATCAGCCATAGACCCTGCAGCCAGGTCAGTGATAGTACCATTAGCATAGTCCATAGTATAGTCTGTATCACGAGTATACTTGGTACCACCTTTAGATACAGCAGTGTGAACCACTTCAGATTCAGGTTTGATAAACTTATTATCCAAGGCTACAGCATTACCCTGACTAGAGGTAAAAGAGTCGTCTGATATGGAGGTATCAATGAGTAGATCTAACACTTTCTCATTAGGAATATATCTACTAAGGTCACGTACTGCACGCTGTACCGCCCGATCTATGAGAGCGTTAGAGAAGTTAGTCGTGTCTCCAACGGCGTCAAGGTCTATGCGGATATCTGTGCGGAATGTCGCAAGTGTTGCCATTATGTGTTCCTTCTATAGCACAGGATTACATCTACTATTATCACATCTATGTCATTATTAGCTGCTCCACCATCACGTTCAAGTACTATGTTAGCAAGATCACCCCTAGATAGTACCCCATCAGTAAAGTAATGATATGTAGATTGTAATTCCTCATCAGGTGATGTTAGGATAATAAAGGCATCACCGTTATCCCAATCATTATCAGTACCACCAGACAAGCTGGCCGTGATAGTAGTAGCAGTAATGTTACTAGAGCTGGAGATAGTACCTGACGAGCCATCCGTAGTATTAGTAACGGTGTCTCCGCTTGAAACCCTATCACCTATAAACGACGCTGTTGAGTCTGTAAGTACTGAGGCTCCGTTGCTGCCAGTATGAGTACCACTAACATGCGTAGATATATGAGCACCTTCATTCTCAGAAGCACCACCTGAGCCAGCATCTTCACCTATAGCTACCCCTCTAACTGTAACATTTAGACTAAACACATCATCTGTACTAGCAGTGCCATCTACATACCAGATAACTTGGATAGCAAAGTCATCTCCATCATCAGCCCAATCATCAGGTACTCGGAAGGTTCTTGCTATATATCCCTTACCAACATTATTAGAGAACTCCACTCCTGGCATACCAGTCAAGGTAAAAGCTGCGTGTGCCACAGTTGAATCTGTTGCCGTTATAGTACCAATAGGTGGTCCCGCACCATGTGCATATAACCAGCCAGTTAGAGGTCCAAGACTAGTAATAGCTGGAAACATCAACTGTGACGGATCCAAAATCTTTGCAGCCCAACTACCGCTGGTATCTACAAAATCAAAGTGTGGATGCCAACGAGTCATATTGGTCGCATTTGAACCAATACTCACGCCTATTACAGATGATGCTTGCCTCTCCACATGAATGTCAGCCTGTACATTCTTCATATCACCATCTATAGACCAACCAGTACCTGAAGCAGCAGGCCAGATAGAAATATTCTTGAACACTGATCGAGTTAGGTTAGCATATCTTTCTATATCAATACCAGTAGCGGAACCTTGAATACCTACATTCTCAAAATAAGTTTCAAAGAAGGATACATAAGCTGATGGTGCTGAATCAGCATTATCAAAGTGAACACCTTTGGTACAATTACTAAAGAAGGCATCAACAAGTGAAGTACCTTCAACCCAGTGATCACCAGAATCATCTTCATCCACCTGCAGATGTAACCCAACAGCAAGGTCCTCAAACCTTACATTCCTTAGAGATACACGGTCCTGATCCCTGATAAGAACACCCGTAGTGCCAGTAGTTGACTGTCCTTGAAAGTGAATACCGTTGATCTCATACCCAACAGCAGTATTACCTACAGTACCATCTATTTCAAGAGCGATAGTGTTAGTATCAGGTTTGATAGTGGCTCCAAATCCTGACAATATGATACGCTTATTACCAGGGTCAGCCTTATTGAGTTCTAGCTTCGTACTGATCTTATATGTGCCTTCAGGGAAGTATACCACTCCGCCATTGGCAGCTTCTGCATCGTCAATAGCAGCCTGTATTTCACTAGATGCGTCGCTACCACCACCACTGTCAGCACCATACACAATAACGTTGAATTGGTCCCTTTGCCAAACGCCAGTCCCTGTGGTGTTCTCGGCATATAGTAAGGCTCCTTTTTCTGGCGTATTGGTTGGTATTGTCAATAGAGGGACATTATTTATTTGGAATACATGGATACTAGAGGTAGGTACATTATATATAAGGTTACCGGCGCTGCCGCCCACCCCCGTATCATCACGGTAGATAGATGTAACAGCACCTACGTCAGCCACATTAGAGGCAGTCTCATCAGCTTCAAATATAAGAGACTGGCCAATCCACTGGTCTGCTACTATATGAGACCAAGCTTTATCTACTCCACTAGTAATCAAAGAAGCATGAGACCCCAATGCTTCTTGATTTACAGGTAATACACTACCATTAGACATCCTGATTTTCAAGTCTACACCGTCTGCCAAGTACATGGTAATAGAATCATCACCAGGTACATAGACTTGTCGAAACTTACTGACCCAAGAAGCATTCTCAAAAGACAAGTGGGCAGAAGTAGTACTACCACCTGCTATCCTTATACCAGATTCATTGATTACAACTCCAGCATCTACATCTGGACCTGCCACAATAGATCCATTCCACCCGTTCAAGCTGAGTGGGTTTGCAGGACTTCCAGTCATTATAGAAGTAGGATCTACACGGTTGAAATATTCAGGATAATACTCAGCAGTTCTAGCCCTGAGGTGACCATTCCTTACGATAGATTGGGGTGGTAATTGTTGAGCCTGCCTCTGAATACGCCGGACTGATGTAACTGAATTAGTCCCAGACATTATGGATTCTCCTCCCATCCATTTTCTCTGCGGAATGCTTCTCCCTCAACTCTAGGTCGGGACGGTCCAGTATCATCTTCCAGATCAGTAAGGCGCCTAGCAAAGTTTTCACCAACAGGATCTCTTACCTCTGGTGGATTGAGAACAGCCTCCCTAAGTTCTGCTGTACGTTCCTCAGTAGCAGACTTTATACTAAAGTCAGGTAATTGGAATACTTGTTCCAATTCACCTTCACCTACTGCAGCACCAATATTCTGGAATACTTGAGGTGCCGTGCGAGGTTGAGGTATACTCCTAAAAGCTTCATCAATCTCACCAGCGCCCACATCCTCACCTATGTTACGGAATCCAGGTTCCTCTACCGGCAAAGGTACTACTGGTCCTCGACCTAATTCAAGTTCTTCTTCAATCCTCTGTCTGGCAAGCCATTCAGGATCAGGCTCAGGGAAGTCTCGGATATCACCACCACTAGTTGGAGGTATTTCAGTGATACCCGCTGCAATCGCAGCAGGATTTATTAGACTTTGACCAATTAGATAAGAACTAAGTCGGGTACGTGAACCACCAATCTGAACCTCTTGAAGGAATGTTCCTGTCTTGGCTACATAGATCCACTTGATCTGAGTTACAAACCCAGTGAATGACCAACCAGATATACTAGTATAGTTGATAGTTATACGGTCATGGACTTCCAATCCAATATGAGGTTTAGTTATCATATAGCCTACTGAGGCGGATTGCTGGTTCTGATGTAATATGGCGTCAGCGATCTTCTGTGCTTTAGCACTACTCCATGAATCTTTAGTTCCTTGAGGTGGAGTAATCAATTGAGCTATTTTACCTATTCTACCAGCACTAGTACTATCACTAGCAGTTACGGTATATGTTCGAGACGCACCAGATCTAGCACTCACCATAGGTGCTACATCTGTTACTATAATCTCATTAGGAAATACAATACCCATCCTACGGGTAGCTGCCTCTACTTCATGGGTAGTACCAAAGGTATAGGTTACAGACTCATCAACATCAAGGTGCTCAAACCTCATATCATCGCCGTGCTTCCTCATACGAAGCCCGCCTTCGGTCCAAGCCAACATAGCTTGTACTATAGTAAAAGCTGTAGTCCCCCATTCAAACTCAAAGTCAATTTGATAGCTAGCTGAATCTACTAATCCATCACTATCATCTATTGTTAGAGGTACACCGTCAGTTATAGTTGCACTAGTTAGAGCATTATTATATCCTGGTGGAACAAGATGAGTAAGTACTCCCTTAGGAGAAGCATTATCAAGATAATCACCTATCTCGTCACCACGGTAGGTTGGTACATCACCTATTGTCGTCCCACCCGAAGGATATTGTGCCATATACCACCAGATATCTCCACAGGTTAGAACTATATCTTGGTAACCTTCTTCTCTAATCTCCTCATGGGTGATTACCCAGAGTGGTGCTCTTTCATGCCAATCCTCAGATTTGGCTCCAGTACCATTACCAGTACTATTATAACC